CATAGTCTAAGTAGACTTCTTTTTTTTCTTCTTAGGAAAACCGGCCTGCATATTTGCGTATGCTTTAGAGCTGATAGTCGATTTCTTTTTACTTCTAGATATTCCCTTTTTCTTTCGTGCATTTATGTTTGCGTATAGTCCTCTTTTAGCCATGTTAATTATCCAGTTTTTTTAAGATTAAGTTTAGTGTTTGTTCAATTATCTTCATACGGTTTTCCAGATCTTTTACTTTATCTTCTCCAACTTTTTTAGGTTTATATATTTTTTGTGTAGATGTTAAATTTATTGTCGACATGTTTTTCCTTTGTTTAAATTGAGGGAGAAGAATAACCCCTCCCTCAAAGTTATTTAGTCTTAACCTACAGTATCGTGTTGTGCATCAGTATTGTTGTCGTCTTCATCAACACCTGAAATGTCACACATTACAGCCCATACTCTAATCTTACCAGCGGATGAATCTGCTCCACCGATAAGTATGTCTAAAGTATCTGCAGATGCTGATACATGTCTAGCAGTTGCAGTCAATGCAGCATAACCTGTTGCATTACCGTCACCGTCAACATAAATATCAACGTCTCCACCTGTAATACCCATATCCATAGTAGCAGAACTAGAAAGTGCAGTTATCACTTCTATTCCAGCTTCCATAATTAAAGTCTCTGCAGGTATGTCCATCACTTGTAAAACGTCTGCATTGTCCGGCCCAGTACCACCTCTGATTTGAGCTAAGTCAATAGTGTTCTCAACTAAATAAGGTGTCCTTCCATTAGAAGGATGACCTGTTGTGCCACCGGCACCAGTTACATTAATTGTACCCATTTTTTATATCCTTTCTAATTAAGAGTTCAAGTCAACTACGCCAGTGAATACAGCTTTGTATCCATCACCGGAGCCTCTAAGAACTTTCCTGCCGAAGACATGTAAACCTCTTACNATGTCAGAAAAACTATCTGGATCTCTTATTACTTCTGTCTTAGCAATATGAGATGCAGTAGCAGTTGAAGACATATGTCCAAACAACACATCAGCTTCACCAGATGTTGTTGAAGGGCCAAATGTATTTGCTGCTGCTGTACCTGCTGATCCAACAACCATAACATTAGTTTGATACAGGTCAAAACCGTGTATCTTTCTATCTGTTACCCTACCGTTGAACAGAGCAGATGGGCCTCCTGTTACAGATTGATCCATAATTTTTGAATCTGCTTGTCTTAGTAATTCAAAAAATTGTGGAGATGCAACCATCCATCTATTCTCAGCAGGAACATCATTGTCGTCTAATACTCTAGCTGCTGTACTAATGTAGTTTGCTATTTTGTCACCTGAATTACCAGATATAGCAGTACTTGCAACACCTAATGTTCCGTCTATAGTAGCGGCTCCATCATTCATTGCATTTAGTACATTAAAGTCATAAGACTTCTTCAAAGCATACGCTCCTGAAGATGTTGCAAGTGCTTCAAAGTTTACGTGTGACTGTCTCTCTTCGATATCGTCCACTTTAAACGCAAAGTAGTTGCCTTGGTCAACAGTCAGTGTAATCTGATCGTCTGCAAGAGTCTGTGTATTCACAGTTTGTCCTCGTGCATAAGATGCAACAGTAACTGTTGGTTCTTTTAGTATATTTACAGTATCGCCAAAATTCTCGATTTCCCCAGTGTAGTCGGTGTTAGTAATTGCTTCTACAACCGATGCTCTACGGAAATATTTAAGAACCTTTTGACTGTAAATAGCTGGTGCCCAATTTCCAGAAGGTAAATTCTGGTAACCGGCTGCTTTTCCCATTGTAGCCATATTTAGTTTCCTTTATATTTATTCGTTAATAACACGACCAGACTTCATAGCCTGATCAATTTCCGTTTCATACTTCTCAAACTCCCAAGGTCTAAGTTTCTGAATTTCAGACATCTTCCATACCTTTCCGCCTTTGCCAGTTGTGTTAATCTGCTTTGCAGTAGATTTGCTCACAGCTCTGGCAGCATCGTTAGATCTGTTAGAGGTCTGTTTCCTAGTTATACCAACGTCTGCTTTATATAAATCAACAGTCCTACTCGCCCAATTAGGATCGGTATTATTTTTCGTAATACCTTCAGAAATGCTTTTGGGCTGTTGCTCAAGCCAGTCTAAAAACTCTTGAGAAGTCTTTAGCTCGTTAAAATCAGGATGGTCATTTAAAAGCTGTTTGTAAGCTGATTGAACCTTTAGTTTCTTTTCCTTATCAGTCAATCTACCTATTTCAGCTTGGAGATCTTCCACTTGTCGAGAAGCCATCTTGTGAGAGATAGTTTCTACAACTTGGTATACGTCTGGATACTGATCCTTAAATTGTTCTAGTTCTTCAGCAGTCTTTGGTGGAGCATACTTAGGAGCTTGCTCTATAGTGCTTTTTTGTGCTTTTAGAGTTTCCTTTTCTTGCTTCCATTCAGACAGCCTTTGATCGTAGTACTTTTTAAGGTCATCGTATCTTTTTTTATACTTAACTTCAGTTTCAGGGTCTCCTTGAACCCCATCCGACTCTTGTTGAGCAGGCTTGGAAGAATCCATAAAACTTTCTACTTCAGGAGTGGCTTCCATCATGGCCTTGATGTTAGTGTCCTCAGTTTCTTCAGTTGTGTCATCTTCAGTTAGTACCCTATCTTTTCCCTTGTACATATCCATACGAGGGTCGTTATCGAGTACCGTTGCTTTATTATGTGCGTCAGTCTTTCTTTGTTTTGCCATTGTCTTATTCTCCTTTATCAGTGCCTCTTAATTGAGGGTGGCTGTTTATGGTTGTAGAAATCCAGTGCCGGGGCAAACGGGTGGCTGGATGGTTTTTTAGTTTTTTTATCAACTAAAATTTTGTTGAGCTCCCTTAAAAGGTGCTGCAATTCCTTGTTGAGGCTGTTGCTTACTTTCGTATTCAGCTACTAGTTTTTCTGTTAACTCTGTACCCCTATTGTTCATCTTCTCTAATCTTTTATATCCTATTTCTTGTGCGATAATGTCTGGTATCATTATTTCACCATTTGATATTAATATATCTTCTGCTTTTTCTGGTATCTCTCCTAGGTCTAGCTTCATACCTTTCTTTTGTAAATTATTTATAGCTTTTTGTATTACCTCTTTTATATACATCTTACCGTTAGCAATTACTGCACCTTTACTCAATATAAAACCATCGCTTTTAGTTTGTACGTCATCTGCTACACCTGAGTTGTCTTTTCCGGCTACGTTTACTTCTCCTGTAGGCCCTGCCGGTACAGCTTCTTTATCTGTAGAAGTTGCTTTACTAGCTTCAACTCTAGCTGCTTTAGGAGTACCTCCTTCTTGCATCACTTCAGGTTGTGCTTCTGGTGTTTGCTGTGCCATCTGCATCTCTTGTGGCTGTTCTACAGGCTGTTCTGGCATAGGCTGTTCCATTGCTGGTGCTTCTACTGGCATCGCTTGTGGTAACACACTAGGGCTTTTATCATGTATAGACCTCGGTTTTAGCATAGGTTTTAAATCATCACTCATAGAATTAGCAACTCTATCTTCATCAGACATACTTCTATACTCGTCTATAGTTATTCCCCCACCGCCTTCAGGCTCTAAATTTGGTTCTGGTGGATAATCGCCTGTTTCAGCCTTATAATTAAGAACAAAAAACCTTTCTACGTAAGGAACCAACCCTGCTATTTCTTTCTGTTCTTCAGGATCTAAGTTCTCCTGCATTCTCATAGCTGCATCCTGTGGTTCTACTGCCGGATCATTCTTAGTAAGAAAAGCAAAATCCATCTCACCAATACCTATTGGAGCATCTTCTGTTTCTGCTTCAGGTTGCATACCACCCATCATCTGTTGTTCTATAGCCATTCGCCACTTTCCATCATGTTTGCTAAAATGTTTGCTCTTGTTTTTACTTGACCTGCCCACTTGCTGTCTAACATTTCTGTCTTAGCTCGTTTGAAGTCTCCCTCTATTACAGCACCAAAGAAGTTAGGCCATTCTCTTTGATTAAATCTAGATACACCCATGTTAAATACCATGTCTATAAGCACAGTTTTTCTAACTTCATTCAAGTCTTTTATAAAACTCCAGTGGTCTATCTCTTTTAATACTCTATCTACATCATTGGATAGTAAAATCTTTGCCTCTTCTTCTGTAATACCAAGACCGTCTCCTGCGATGTTTCTACCTACACCAATAGTAGGATGTCCCACTAAGGTGTCACCAGCTCGTATCTCATTACCATTTGCATCATCGTACACTTTCAATCGCATACCTTCATGCAACACTAACTTTTCTAATAACTTTTTTCTCGTATCTTGATTTATCATTTTTTAAATTGTCCTATTGATTTCAGTCCGAAACTAGCACCGATACTTGCAAGGATACCCCAGCTTAACCAATCGGGGCAGTCTTCTCGTAAGAACCTAAACCCATCGGATAGATATGGCTGTGCAGCAGGAACGAAGCATGCTACTATGATGGCAATAAAGGTAATTGTCCAGAGCTCGTCTTTCCAGCTATCTGCTGATGCGTCCATTGCTTTCTCTTCCCAAGCACCATCTTGCTGTACACGTTTAACTTGTGCTTCGATCTTTGCTACTTCTAACTTCTGTTTTATCTCAGCTCTTTTCTGTTTACCCTTTAGCCATGTACCTGCTATATTTGCTATCGGGCCTAAAAATTGTAACAT